ACGAAACTGGAAAACGCGCAGCTGCGCGGCTTGGTAGGAGCTAACCATGCAAACTGATATGGCCAAGATTCGCCGGGAATCCCTGCGCTGGCTGATTCTGCTGACCCTGAACAACGCTCGACCGGTGGGCGCCTACGAGGGGCCGGTCCTCTCGGTCGCACAGAGCGAATACCCCGACGCCACACCGCTGGAGATCCGTCGCGAGCTGGACTACCTGGCCGACCGTGACTTGGTCACCCTGGTCAAGGAACCGTCCGGCAAGTGGTTCGCCGATTTGACCCGGTACGGAACCGACGTCGCCGAGTACACCATCGACTGCGAACCCGGCATCGCTCGCCCCAAGAAGTACTGGTGACGACCATGGGGCGGAAATCATCGATCTCCCGGCTACCGGACCAGGTCCGGGCCTACATCGAGGGGCGCCTGGCCGATGGCCGGATGACCCTGGACGAGCTGATCGCGGACCTGCAGGCGCAGTTCCCGAGCCAGGCCGAAGCCGGCGAGCTGCCCAGCCGTGCAACCGTGCATCGCTACGGCCAGAAACTGGAGCGGCGGCTGGCGGCAATTCGTGCCAGCACCGAGGCGGCCAAGCTGATCCGTGCCCAGGCCGGCGACGACCTGGACGCACGCAGCGAGGCGCTGACGGCGATGATCCAGTCCGAGCTGTTCGAGTCGATCATCTCTTTGCAGGAGGCTGGTGATGAAGAGATGGACCCGGCTGATCGCGTCGGACTGCTGGCGTCAGCGGCAAAGAACATCGCGACGCTGACGCGCTCCAGCGTCACGCTGAAGAAGTTCCAGGCAGAGGCCGAGGAACGCGCGCGCCAGGCGCTGCTCGCTGAGCAGAAGGCCAAGCTGGATGCGATGCCCAGCAAGGGCGGAGTGACCGAGGCGACCAAGCAAGCGATCCGGGAAGCGCTGGGGATCAACTGATGAAGCGCAAAGGCAATGCCAAGGTCATCCCGGCCAACCCCGATGCGATTTTCCTGCCGTACCAGAGCAGATGGATCACCGATCCGAGCCGGCTGAAGCTCATGCAGAAGTCCCGGCAGATCGGCCTGTCCTGGTCCACCGCCTATGCTGCCGGTGAGCGCACTGCTGCCGAGTCCGCGCGAGTGGATCAATGGGTGAGCAGCCGTGATGACCTGCAGGCGCGCCTGTTCCTTGAAGACTGCAAGATGTGGGCGGGGATCATGAACCAGGCCGCAAAGGATCTGGGCGAGATCGTCATTGACGTGAAGAACAAGATCTCGGCCTACGTCCTGGAGTTCGCCAATGGCCGCCGTATCCACAGTATGTCCAGCAACCCGGACGCGCAGGCCGGCAAGCGCGGCGGACGCATCCTGGACGAGTTTGCCCTGCACCCCGATCCCCGCAAGCTATGGTCGATTGCCTATCCGGGCATCACCTGGGGTGGCGCTATGGAGATCATCTCCACCCACCGGGGCAGTCAGAACTTCTTCAACCAGCTGGTGCGCGAGATCGTAGAGGGCGGCAATCCGAAGAATATCAGCCTGCACACGGTCACCCTGCAGGATGCCCTCAACCAGGGGTTCCTCTTCAAGCTGCAGCAGATGCTGCCGGCCGACGATGAGATCCAGGGCATGGATGAGGCGCAGTACTTCGACTTCATCCGGGCGGGCTGTGCTGACGAGGAGTCTTTCCAGCAGGAGTACATGTGCAATCCGGCCGACGACGACGTGGCCTTCCTGGAGTACGACCTGATTGCCTCCGCGGAATACCCGCAGACCGCTAACTGGCAGCAGACCGAGGGCGGCCGACTGTTCGCAGGCGTCGACATTGGGCGTAAGAAAGACCTGACCGTCCTGTGGATCTTGGAGCTGCTCGGCGATGTGCTCTATACGCGCCACGTCGAGCGTCTGCAGAACATGCGCAAGTCCGCCCAGGAAGCGATCCTCTGGCCCTGGTTCCAGCGCTGTGAGCGCATCTGCATCGACGCCACCGGCCTGGGTATCGGCTGGGCGGACGACGCTCAGGACCAGTTCGGCGAGCATCGTGTCGAAGCTGTGACCTTCACCCCGCGAGTAAAGGAGGCTCTGGCCTACCCAATCCGCGGCGCCATGGAGGACCACAAGGTCCGTATCCCCTATGACCCGAAGATCCGCGCCGCCTTGCGCGAGGTCACCAAGCAGACGACGGTTGCGGGCAACATCCGCTTCACTGCGGAGCGCACTCCTGACGGCCATGCCGACGAGTTCTGGGCGCTGGGTCTGGCGATCCATGCTGCTTCCGGCCTGGTCGACATGCCCATCGACTACCAGTCCGCCGGCACACGGACGCAGCTCAATGACTACGTCTCCACTCCGGGGGGAATCATCGTGCCGCACGGCTTCGGCGCGGTGCGCGGTAATAACGACTTTGGAGGCTATTGATGGAAAAGCCCGCCCTTGGCCGGGAGATCGCCACCAGTGGCGACGGCCGCGACATCACTCGACCCTTTATCTCTGGCCTGCAGGTGCCCAACGATTCGATCCTGCAGCGCCGTGGCGGCAACGACCTGCGGGTGTACGAGGAGATCCTCAGCGATGCTCAGGTGAAAACCGTCTGGGGCCAGCGGCAGTTGGCCGTGGTCAGTCGCGAGTGGAAGGTGGAAGCCGGCGGTGATCGCCCGATCGACCAGGTTGCGGCGGAGCACCTGGAGCAGCAGCTGCAGCGTGTGGGCTGGGACCGCGTCACCAGCAAGATGCTGTTCGGCGTGTTCTACGGTTACGCGGTATCCGAGCTGATCTACGGCCGCGACGACCGCTACATCACCCTGGAAGCGATCAAGGTCCGCAATCGCCGGCGCTTCCGCTACGACCAGGACGGCGGCCTGCGCCTGCTCACCCCCAACAACATGTTCGAGGGGGAGCCGTGCCCTGCGCCTTACTTCTGGCATTTCTCGACCGGCGCCGACAACGACGATGAGCCCTATGGGCTGGGCCTGGCTCATTGGCTGTACTGGCCGGTGTTCTTCAAGCGCAACGGCATCAAGTTCTGGCTGATCTTCCTGGACAAGTTCGGTATGCCCACGGCGGTCGGCCGCTATGACGACAAGACCGCCACCCCCGAGGACAAGGCCAAGCTACTGGCGGCCCTGCATGCCATCCAGACCGACTCGGCGATCATCATGCCCGCCGGCATGCAGGCGGAGCTGCTGGAAGCCGGGCGCTCCGGGACCGCCGACTACAAGACCTTGCATGACACGATGGACGCAACCATCGCCAAGGTCGGGCTCGGCCAGGTGGCGAGTACCCAGGGCACCCCCGGCCGTCTGGGCAACGATGATCTGCAGGCCGATGTTCGCCTTGACCTGGTGAAGGCCGACGCGGATCTAATCTGCGAGTCGTTCAACCTCGGCCCGGCCCGTTGGCTGACCGAGTGGAACTTCCCCGGCGCGCAGCCGCCACGGGTGTATCGCGTGATCGAGGAGCCAGAAGACATCACCGCCAAGGCCGAGCGGGATGAAAAGGTGTTCCGCATGTCAGGCTTCAGGCCGACCCGCGGCTACGTACAAGAGACCTATGGGGTCGAAGTTCAGGACGGCTCTGAGTCCACCCAGGCCGAGGCCACGGCGCCGACGCCTTCCACCGAGTTCGCCGAGGGCGATCAGCCGTCCGATCCAGCAGCGGCGATGGCGCCGCAGCTGGCCGAAGCGATGCAGCCTGTCGTCGGCAACTGGACGACCCAACTGCGCACGCTCATCGAGCAGGCAAGCAGCTTGGAAGATCTGCGCGAGCGCCTGCTCGATCTAGCTCCCCAGCTCAGTCTTGATCAATACGCCCAGGCCATGGCCGAGGGGCTGGAGGCAGCTCACCTGGCCGGACGTAATGACGTCCAGGAAGAGCTAGATGGACGGGAGCAGATCTGATGGCCACCCGCGCCGCATACGGCGGACTCTCCTTCCAGGAGCAGATCCGCTTCTTCCAGGCCAAGCATCCGTCGATCGACTACAACGCGATCCGTGGCGCGGCTAACGACCAGTCCTTCGTCAGCGCCGGGGCAAATCGCGCCGACCTGGTGGCGGATCTGCAAGCCATCATCGATCAGGCCATCCGTGACGGCATGACCCTGGCGGAGTTCCGCAAGGACTACGACGCGGTCCTGGACCACTACGAATGGGAGCCGGAGGGTGGCCGAGCCTGGCGGGCGCGAGTGATCTACGAGACGAACCTGCGCACCAGCTATGCGGCTGGACGCTATGCGCAGCTGCAGGCGGTCAAGGGCGAGCGACCGTTCTGGATGTACAACCACAGCGATGCCGTCGAACATCCCCGCGAACTGCACCTGGCCTGGGACGGCCTGGTGATCCATGCCGACAATCCTTGGTGGCGAACGCACTATCCGCCCAATGGCTGGGGATGCCAGTGCTCAGTCAGCGCCTACGCGGAGGACGAGCTGGCATCGCTGGGCAAGGACGGCCCGGACGAGCCTCCGAGCAGCCAGATGCGACGGCTGACCTACCGGGGCGAGGTTGTCGAGGTTCCTGAAGGTATCGACCCTGGCTGGGACTACGCGCCAGGACGGAGCAACTTCGAACAGTTGGTCCAGGGCGCCCTGCAGAAGACCACGCCGCTGCCACCCGAACCGGCTGCGAAACTCAACCAGCAGCTTCTGCAGAACCGCTCGGTGGCCACCGCCATTCAAACCGACTGGGAGCGCTGGCTCGATAGCGTCGCCAATGACCCGGTCCGTCGTGGCCGCCGGGTCCATGTCGGCACGCTGTCACCGCAGACCGTTGAGGGCATGAGCGCAGCTGGCGTGGAAGCCCGCACGGCAGTCATCAGCGTGGGCGACAGCGATATCCTGCATGTGCTGCGCGATGCGAAAGCCATGGCGACAACCGCCGCAGGGCTGCCCAAGGCGTTGTCACTGGCCGAGCTAGCGACCCTGCCGCAGATCCTCGCCCAGCCGCAGGCCGTGCTGCTCGACGCCAAATCCAACACCCTGATCTACGCGTTCGCTGCACAGCGTCGGGAAGCGGGAAAGATTGCGGTGCTGGTGAACTTCCAGCTCAAAGGGGGCGAGGCGACCAATTCCGTCCGATCTGGATCGCTGATCGATTGGGCGGACGTGGCCAAGGACGTCAAGGCAGGAAAACTGGTGGTGCTGGAGGGAGCGCTGTGAGTACCCAGGGTGGACGCCACCTCCACCGTGCAGGCGCCGTGTAGGCCCCCGAGCCGGAACTGGCGATTTCCCGGCCGCCAGGGCACCCACAACGTCAACTCACTATAACCGATCGGAGGCAGCATGGCAGGCATCACCCTGGAATGGGACGGACGGCGAGCACTGGACGTGCTCAACGCGGGCAGCGCAGCGCTGGGAGATCCGAGCGGGCTTCTGCAGGATATCGGGGAGCTGTTGCTCAACATCCATCGCCGTCGATTCCAGGCCCAGGTATCGCCTGACGGCACGCCTTGGCAGCCCTTGTCGCCGGCCTACCTGCGGCGCAAGCGAAAGAACCGGGACAAGATCCTCACGCTCGACGGCCACCTGCGCAACCTGCTGCGCTACCAGCTGGACGGCAGCGAGCTGCTGTTTGGTAGCGATCGTCCCTACGCAGCCATTCATCATTTCGGGGGGACAATCCAGCGCCCGGCACGCAGCAGCACCGTGTACTTCCGGCAGAATGAACGGACTGGCGAAGTCGGCCGGGAGTTCGTGCCCAGAAGGCGCAGCAATTTCGCTCAGGACGTGCAGATCGGCCCCTACACAATCCAGATGCCGGCTCGGCCATGGCTTGGGACTTCTAGCCAAGACGACGACACCATTCTGCAGCGGGTAGAGCGCTATCTGCAGCGCGCGCTCCGCGAACGCGCCTGAAAGGCCCTACACGCGCGAACGCTGGTTTAGTGCTACCGTGACGCGCCGACAACCCGTATCGACGCCTCTCGAAGCGCCTAGGCCGTTTATAAACACGCTCATCGGGCTTGCCAGGGATCGATGTCGCGTGCTTTCGTAGAAAACAGCCTCAGACACCCCAGCCACCAATTTTCGGTCCGCCGAAAAGCCCCTGCACTCACGCCGCCTCACTCTGGGCGGCATGAAAAAGCCAACCGCCACTCTGCCAATCCTCCCCGCCGGCCGGCACGTCGCTCTCGATGGTCGCCCGGTGGAGTTCACCGAGGCCATCCTGCAGGAGATCGCCGCGACCTACGATCCGGCGCTCAGCGAGGCCCCGCTCGTCATCGGCCACCCCAAGCTCAATGCGCCGGCCTATGGCTGGGCCAAGGGTCTGGAGGTGCGCGACGGCATGCTCTATGCCGAGCCGCACCAGGTGGTGCCGGAGTTCGCCGAGGCGGCGAACCGCAAGATGTACAAGAACGCAGCGCTTCGGTGTACCTGCCGGACTCACCAGGCAACCCGGTTCCGGGCAAGCACTACTTGCGCCATATCGGCTTCCTCGGTGCCGTGCCGCCGGCAATTAAAGGCATTCCCGATGCTCCCTTGAACTTCGCCGAGGATGACGGCGCCCTGGCCATCGAGTTCGCGGAAGCGCCCTACGCGGTGACGGCTCTGACAGAGATCCTGCGCCGCCTGCGTGACTTCTTCGTCGAGCGCGAAGGCGCCGAACGGGCCGACCAGCTCATCCCACAATGGCAGTTGTCCTCGATCGAGGAGGACGCGCGGCGAGCAGTCACCCACGGCGCCAGTGCCCAGGCGTCGTTCTCCGAACCCGCAATACCCGCAATAGAAGGCGTCGACGCCGCAGCAGCCTCTGCCGCCGCTGCGGAAGAGCCGCAGGGCACCGTCACCCCATCCGACGGTGCTTCCGCGTCAGCGGCAGAGGCTGACCGGACCTCTCACCCATCACAGCAGGACACGACCATGCC